GTTCAAAGACAAAAGCATCTCCCCAATACTGCTCAATCCTACTGCTGTCCATTGAATCCCAAAAGGGATCGTTAAATGATTTGAGTCCAAGAGGATCGCTTTGTATATCATCCTTAGCTTTTATTATAGGATCTTCTTGATCCATGATTTCTTTTAAATCATCTGTTAATTGTATCTGCCACTGACTTGTATTCCATTTCTGTATGCCTGTCTCGTCTTCAGGATTTCTTTTCAAGTGTCCAGTACAAATGCTTTGAGTTGTATTTAATACTTCTTGCACACTCATAGGTGGGTTGTTTGTTTGATTCCAATCCAATGCTTTGATTACAACTTCTCTCATGCCCCAACCCTCTAGTATCCATTTACCTACTAGCCTAGCAAGGGTGTCGTTTCGCATTCCTGTTTGCACACCATCTGTTGTTAGTGGTGTTTTACTTTCTGTGTTGATCTTACCTGTGTTGTTATAGTCATAAATAATATTCATGTCTTGACTATTAAGAGTAGGTAAATCATCAAGTGAATCTACGACAGCTCCTTCAACTACCTCGAACTGATAATTAACAGAAGGACTGACCATGACATAGCCACCCTCTCCTCTTATATCTAATTTACCTGTAGTGTTTCTTATCTTTAGATCATCATTGATTGCATAGAAGTAATGATAGCCACCACGAGGTGTCTTTTGTTTTAACATTGTTCTTGTTATCTGACCTGACTCACAAAAATCACATGCCTCTTGGGTGTCTGCATCTAGCACTATAAATGTTACGCCTGTGATAGCAGCCCAGTTGCAATCTTTAAATTGTAGATACCATTGCTTGACTTCATTAAGAGTAGGTTGCTTCTCTATATAGTCAGCCCATTTTACTCTTGGTGTTTTTGACCAACGCTTTTGTAAAACCATATCGTCTTCAAAGGGATGTCTGCTTTTAAAGTATTCAGGTATGATGTCGTTTGTAGATCCGCATGGTATTAGATGAAAATTATTTTCATGATATGACATGAGCATATCTTTACGCTCATCATTGGCTATGTCTTGTCCGACTGTGTTTGGTTTTATTTCTATTGGCATTCGTCTACTGATCCATAAATGTTTTCCCAACCTAAAGCATAGCCTGTCATTTTAATAAGTTTCTTAGCTTGATTGACTGAGGGTTGCCTGGTTCCGTATCGCCAAGATCTAACAGTATCAATAGATACACCTAAGTCTTTGGCTAACTTATCTTCACCTCTTTTAACAATGTAGTCTTTAAGTTCCATAGTTCTCCTTATATAGAATGGTATAAGTTAATGCTCTTATAGGGGGTTGAGTGAGGAGTTTTATATTTGATATATAACTTCATTAACTCATACCAAATATCATCTTAACATTGCTCTTTACAATAAGTAAAGAATTTTATTACAAAAGTGTTGACAATATTTTTGATAGGCGTATCATCTATCTTGTATTTAAAAAATGGAGCCTTATATGAAAGACTATTCTACGCTATCTCTACCTCAACTTTTGATGGAGAAGAAAAAGAATCTAGCAAAACAAGCTGAACTAAAAGAACAAAGTGCACAGCTTGATTTTGCAATCACTAAACATCCCGATGTGCATAAGCAAGTCAACAGACTTTCTAACACTGGCGGATCTACTCGGGTACATCTTAATGGTGTCATACCAAAAGACTTACGAGTTAATTATAAAATAACAAGATCATGGGATCAGAGTTTTTTATCTAAAGTAAAAGACGAGATACCTGAAGATCTATTTCCTTTCACAACTGTATACAAAGAAGATACTGCTCTATCTAAAATGATAGAAGCAAATCATCAAGACATCTTTGATAAGTTTCAAGAAGGATTACAAACCAAGATTAATGAACGACCATACATCCAGTTCGTTGATCCATTAAAAGGAGCTGAGAAATGATTTCACACAATGATGTAGTACAAGAGATACGTGATCGTATCAAAAGAGATGTTGCACCAGGTTTACACAAAGCTTGGGTTAATAAAATATTAATGATTGTTGACGATGTAGAAACCATAGCAGACGAAATGATGTCACAAGGAGTGCAAAACTATGAGCCTGTTGAATAGCGTAACCACAGGGATACAAATCCCTTCAATTAAAATAAACCTATCGGGTACAGATGGCATTGGTAAAACTACCTTTGCAAGTCAAGCACCAAACCCTATCTTTATAAAGACAGAAGCTGGTACTAACTATATAGATACAGCATCCTTTCCTTTATGTGAAAGCTATGACGACATACTAATACAAATCAAAACTTTGTATGAAGAAGATCATGACTACAAGACAGTGGTCTTTGATACAACTGACTGGGCTGAGAAATTAGTACAGCAAAAGGTATGTCAGATACATGGTCAGAAATCTATTGAGTCCATGGGATATGGAAAAGGTTTTACAGAATCTGCTGAGTTATTCGGCAGACTGCTAAGAATGTTTGATGCCCTACAAAAGAAGAAGATGCACATCATCTTACTATCTCATGTAGGCATAAGAACTTTTAATGATCCAGAGCGTGAGCCCTATGATCGTTGGGAGATGGCTACTCATAAGAAAGTATCAGCAATGATACGTGAGTGGGTAGACTTCAACCTGTTTGCAAACTACGAGGTATCAACTCGTACTAGTGGACAGGGTTTCAAGGAAACAACCAGGGCTGTGTCATACGGCAAGCGTAAGTTGTTTCATAAATACACCGCAGCATTTGATGCCAAGAGTCGAGTTGATTTAGGGAATGCTCCCTTGGATCTTGATTGGACAGCGTTCATGTCTGCATTTAAAGAATCTTTAAAATCTAAAAAAGGAGAATAATATGTCTGATGATTTTAATTTAAACTTGACTGATGTCGAGGATACAGGTGGATCGTTTGATCTTATGCCAGTCGGTGACTACGAATTTGTAGCTACTGGATGGGAGAATAAAACTAGTGCTAAGGGTGATAGATACTTATCAATTACCTTTGATGTGACAGGCCCTACTCATTCAGGTCGTAAGATATGGGAAACATTCATGCTCGAAGGAGCTGGGTTAAACGTATCTATCAGCAGAATAAGAGACTGGAGAAGATCCATGGGCATGGAAGCTGATGTTGATGCCTTTGGTCTTGAACAGTTAGAGAGCATGTTAAACATTCCTTTCAAAGCCAAGGTCAGTGTTGAAGTTGGTAGAGATAAGGGAGACGGAACGAAGTGGGACGACAAGAACAAGATTGCTAAGTTTCTTGCAGTTGAGACAAGCAGTAAGTCAGCTCCTTCGCAAAGTCCTAAAGAAGAATCAAAGTCAGATGATGATGATTTCGATTGGGACAAATAATTTATTTACCAGAGAGAGTAAATAAATAACTCGAGTGAGTAGTCTTAATACCAAGACTACTCCTCGCACCTAGGGTTATTGTATACCCTAATGTATTTTTGGAGAAATATATGGATTTAAAAATAGAAAAAGATGTTCCCATACCTCAGACAGTAACTTCGTTATTAAAAAGTATGGAGGTTGGAGACTCAGTTGTATGTAATCTAAATAAATGCAATAGATTAAGAGCTAGAGCAAGTGAGGTTGGAATAAAAGTTCTTACAAGAAAAATAGAAGATAATTCATATCGACTATGGAGAATAAAATAATGGCAATAGATAAAAGAGAAGCGAATGCTTTAGTAGAATCAATGACATTACTATTAGATTCTTTAGATCAAAACTTTGACAGCCTACCCTCTGGGTTAGATACTGTAGTAAAGGAAGCTAAATTAACATTATTAAACGTGGATACTAAAGATGACAGACAAAGAAAAATTTATAGAATATTTAGACAGTAAAACTTGCAACACAGTTATTGATGACGTGCAGCAATGTGTTGATGGTTGGTCAATGAAAGAATTAGACTCACGATCAGCAATCATTACACTAACAAGATTTGCTGTTGATCTTACCTTTAAGTTTTCTTTCACACAAAAAGAAGCCTTAGAGTTAATACTAAGTATGGTACAAGATCACATGGACATAATGGGAGTTGAAAAACCAATCACAGAAGATCCCGTAGAAGAAATAAAAATACTACATTGAAACTTAGATACTACCAAAGGGATGCAATAGATTCCCTACACCATTGGTTTGCCAATCGTCCAGCAGAGGATCATGCTTTGATCGTACTGCCAACGGCTGCTGGTAAAACCATTATCTTTTCTCATTTTATTAAAGAGATACTAGCCAAAGATCCTACAGCTAGGTTCTTGGTTATGGCTCATAGAAAAGAATTAGTAGAACAAGCAGAGACTAAACTTAAAACTGTATGGCCCGATGCTCCAGTGGGTGTATTGGCAGCAGGGATGAAACGCTTTGAGATAGATTCACAGATCCTTATAGCAAGTAGAGATACCCTAGCATCACCCAAGAGATTAGATGCTGTCGGTAGCTTTGATTACATGATCATAGATGAAGCACATAACGTACCGCCAAGCTCTCATACTAGATACAAGAAGATTATAACAACCCTATCAGACAGGAATCCTATGAAGGTTATGGGCTGTACTGCCACACCATATCGTATGGGACAAGGTTATATATATGGCAATCGTAAAGATCATTTCTTTAAAGGACTAGCTTATTCAGTATCAATACCTGAGCTGATCCGTAATGGATTTTTGTGTAGGTTATCAGCCTATGCTGTAAATGAGGATGCCATCATTGATGCAGGAGCTGTTGCATTAAAGTTTAAGAATGGAGACTTTAAGGAAAGCGAACTAGAAAAAATAGCTATGGTCGATGATACGATCTTACAGGTTATTAACGACTGGATTGATAACGCTTATACCAAAGGTAGAACAGCTACAGTATTCTTTTGTGTATCAGTATTACATGCAGAGAAAATGACTCAATGCTTGAAGACCTATGGGATCGAAGCTGAATGCGTTACAGGTGAGACACCAAAAGATAAAAGAGAAGATGTATTAAAAAGATTCAACGCTGGATCTATACATGCTATATGTAATGTGGGTGTGCTGACTGAAGGTTGGGATGCTCCAAGAGCTGACTGCGTAGCATTACTTAGACCAACACAAAGCGTTGGCTTGTTTGTTCAAATGTGCGGAAGGGGGATGAGACTGCACGAGGAGAAAGACAACTGCCTACTACTAGACTATGGAGAAAATGTAGCTAGGCATGGTTGTCTTGATGAGATACAACCTGATCAGTCAGCTCCAGCTAGATACCATCCTAAGATATGTTCTAACTGTAGTGCAATTAACTTACCCTCAGCTAAGAAATGTATTGAGTGTGGTCAAGAGTTTGAAGGATCTAAAAAGTTTGAAGAACTACAGACTAAGAAAGAAAAAGAAGTTGCTAAGAGAACTAAGGCAGAGAGACAAGCTGTCTTGTCTGATGAGAGAGAGAAGGCCAAGCCTAGATACAAACCTGTCACTGACATCTATGCAACAGTAACCAAATCACAGAATGGCAGTGAGTATTGTCAAGTAATCTTTACAGTTAAGAATGAATTTTTCCCTAAGAAAATGCCGTTGATGTTTGGACATCCCAAAGCACACCACATGGCAGTACGTAAGTGGAAGAAGATAGCAGAGAAGTGGGGATCGCCCAAGCAACCATGGATGGCCGCTGAATTAATAAACAGTGGTGCCTTTGAGAACATAGCAGAGATTGTCTTACAAAAGCAGGGCAAGTATGAGAATGTTATAGGGATCAGAACAAAACAAAACGAGGAGATATTATTATGAACAAAACTAAATTAGTAGAACTAGCAGATGAAGTATTGACTGATGTTGATGTTGATATGCAAAGTGTTTTAAAAAAAGAATTAGAGATAAATTTATGTGAGAAGTTAGCTGATATTTTTTTTGCAGCACAACGACACCATAAATACCCTTTAGATGTTGGTCGCATTGGAAAAAATGAAAAATCCTACAAAGCTGTAAAACCAATATTGGATGATTGTATAGATAAATTATTAGGAAAAACAAAATGACAATCAATCATCTTCTTGATGAAGTAGAAACAAATACTGAGAGACACCAAAGGTTTTATTTGGGTATCAGTGGTATCGGCAATCCAAATCAAAGGCTCCTTTGGATGCGATACCGCTGGCTCATGCCCGATGAATGGGAGCCAAGAGTTCTTAGACTTTTAGACCTAGGCAATGTAGTAGAAGATCATTTGATTGAGAAGCTACGTAAGATACCAGGAGCCATTATCTATGATGTTCAAAAGGATGGTAAGCAATTTAAAACAGAGGCTCTTGGAGGGCATGTCAAAGGACACATAGATGGTGTCGCTAGAAACCTACCAGGCTTGAAAGAAAACATACCCTATCTGTTAGAGTTTAAAACAGCTAACGACAATCGTTTTAAAAATTTAGAAAAGCTAGGTAGTTATTGTGCTTGGTCAGAAGAGTATGACGCACAGATTCATTTGTACATGGGACTTTTTAAAATGGATCATTGCATAGCTATCGTTTACAACAAAAACAATTCAGCTTTGTATACAGAAGTTATTGACTTTGATTACTTAAAGTTTGAAATGCTTATGGAAAAAGCAGAGCATGTATTGAAAACTAATACGCCACCTGACAACAACATACCCGAGACTGACTACAGAATACGTAGCTTTATGTCTGCTAAAGAAAGGGCCGCATATCTTGGCAGATCTTTACCTGAGAAAGTTCATTGCAGATCATGTCGCTTTGCTAGTGTTGATATTAACAAGGGTGGGGGGCATTGGCATTGCTCTCAACATGACAAAGGAATCAGCGAGGATAGACAGACTAAGGGATGTCCAAGACATAACTATATACCAGAGCTAATACCAGCAACCATGATCGAAGAGGATGATAACTTTGTTATGTATGAGAAAGATGGGTTTAAGTTTATTAACGTAGCTAGTCAGAAAGAATCTACTGGCGACAACCTTTACTCTAGTGAGGAGCTGATAGAAGTAATCAAC